TTGCTTTTGCAATGGGCACGCATTTTGGATAATTTTTTCTTTTTTCGCCACCACTTCTTCCACACTTCGGGTATGAGCCATCTGATTTTCTGTTCGCAATATCGACCCAGTTCTCCTTCACCCATGATCTTAGTCCACCTTTTGAAAAGTGAGTACGCATTAGACACAACTCATTCTTTTTCTTCTGGCTAATCCACCACTATGATATTCTTTTCTTATCATTCCACCGTCTGCTTTTTTATTTTTCTTTTTACCACCTGGTGTAATTTTACCAGAACAAACTCCTGATGCATACATGTTTGCGTACGCTGAAGGATAAACCTTAAATTTACGTTTAGCTGCTGCTTTACCTTTTGGACATAGTTTAGCCATTATTTAACTTTTCCACCTTTTTTCATAAAGCCCATTTTATTTCTAACTTTAGTTGGAAGTTTTGCAAGTCCTGGATTTTTTTCTTTATCAACTTTTTTTAAAGCTGAACCACCATCACTAAATTTTTTCTTGCCTTTTTTATTCATCTCCATAATTTTTTTAATTCCAGGATAATCTTTTGCTTTTCCTACACCTACACTTATACTAATAATTTTTGATTCTGGTTTTTTTGATTTGCTACCATCTTTATACATAGGTCTTTGCATCATTCCGCCACCCATCATTTTTTTTCTCATTATTTTTTTCCTCCTTTAAAAATTTGTGTACCCTTTATACCATAAATACTCGCCACGACAAGAATCCATAAATTTGTAAACCATCCTGGAAGTTGTTGGAATTGTTCAAAGAACTCTTTTATTTTTGCAGATGAATTTGGATCATCACTAAATACACCCCAAGCGATTACCAATATTGGCAGCGTTAAAATTATAAGAACTGCCTCGTCTTTCCAGTCCGATTGTCTAGCCTCAAGTAATTTTCCAGAATATTCTAACTCACCAGAAGCCATTTTTTCTGCGTGTTTAGCTTGAGCGTTAGCCATCATCATTTTAGTCTCTTGTTTTTTCTTATAGATGTGACTACCAGCGTTTAATGCTAGTTTAATTGCACTGAACCACATGATTTAGTACCAAGTAGCTGTTTTCTTTTTATCAGACAGCATTCTTTTAGTTCCT